AGAACGTTTAATCGTTCATCGTTACGCTGATGAGGGTATTTCGTTTTTGACGAAGTGCCTTCCTCGGTTTGGCAAATGCGTAGATTACGCACTGTCTACCGGGACTCGCCTCGCTGTTGTCGGCTTTCGTGCCGAATCCAACAGTGTACTCCCCCAATTCTTGGGGTGGTTACTTAGGCGTGTGTTCAGCTCTGACGGTTTGGAGACGATCTGTCCCGATCCCGTAGCGCTCAAACACTTCAGGCAGCTTGTATTTTTGTTTTACAAGCTTGAGATACCCTGCTCGGAGTCTTCAAAACAGAAGACTGTCGAGGATTTCATCAAAACAGAGTCCGACCTTAAAAAAGTCGTTCTTCCGAGTGATGATGACTGGTTGGACGACGCCCGTAACCTGGTTACGCGCGTCGTCTGTACTGTGGACCCAGACGACATTAAACCTCGTCATGGACCCGGTTCTGTGGCTACACGTGAAAAGACCCACGAGAAGCATAGCTTCAAACGGATCTATCAGTCATTGGAACGCGTCTACCCCTTTACGGAGTGGATGTATTACAACCTGAATCACGTTAGCCTTGACCCTCCGCACCTCCGCGAGAGCCTAGAGGAACATCCCCATCCGATTGCTCGGGTGGTTCTAGTCCCAAAAGACTCCCGCGGGATGCGGTTGATCTCATGTGAGCCCTTAGAGGTTCAGTTTATCCAGCAAGGATTGGGTCGTGAGATCCAATCTTGCATCGAGTCAAACCGACTAACACGCGGTCACGTTAATTTTCGTGACCAAATGACTAATCGGCGACTCGCTGTGCTGGGTTCGTTGACCTCAGAATGGGTCACCCTGGACATGAAGGAAGCGAGTGATAGGGTATCCTGTGATTTAGTCTCGCGACTATTCGCAGGGCATCCTCGGTTGCTAGACGCCTTAATGGCGACACGCAGCCACTTCACTCAACTCCCCGATGGAACTGTCCTCGGCCTGCAAAAGTATGCCCCGATGGGTTCAGCATTATGCTTCCCAGTCGAGAGCCTCTGTTTTTGGGCCTTGGCGGTTAGTGCAGTTAGACATACCGCAGGGTGTTCGTGGCGTAAAGCCATGGAGTCCGTGTATGTCTACGGTGACGATATCATAGTGCGCAGGGAAGTCTATTCCTGTGTGCTGCAGCACCTGCCACTCGTTGGACTTCTGTTCAATGAACAAAAGTGTTGTACTGCTCGCTCCTTTAGGGAGTCATGTGGGTGCGACGCCTATTTCGGCGTCGATGTCACACCCGTCCGTTTACGGACAGTATGGTCCCGCACCGCAATTCACGACCCAAGAGTGATCTCATCGTATGTGGCGTTTTCGAACGCCATGTACGGTCTTGGTCACTATCGTGTAACAGAGTACACGCGGAAACATATAAGGGAAGTGTACGGAGAAATACCATACACCAACCGATATGAGCGCTCCAGTAATGGAGCGTTCCAGACAAAGCATGACGTAGCGTATCGAACAGATACGATGGCGTCAAGGTACTACTGGGATAATAACAAAATCACCCCAGCGCTCGAAAACCTGGAAACAGGTAACGGGCATTTAGTGGCCGAGTCTGATGGAATCGCGTTCGTTTGTTACGAGCCAGCTCTGTCACGTAACCTAGAGTTGGGAATTCCGAAACGGTG